AATTCGTCACCAATACCAACAGCAGCAGATGCTTCGAGCCAGTTTGAGCTCGAGTCCAAACCTGCGGAGACGTCGTCGCCAAGCAGGAAGGTTTTAAGAACATCGGCACTCGTGCTCATGACGGTAAACTCATAAGATATGGTTCCGTTTACAGCATAAGAGACGACGGTTTCACCTTGTTCGTTTTTGATACTCTCCATTATGACATCTTCCCCAGTGTAAGAGAAAGAGTCCTCGAGGATATCACCAACATCCTTCGGGTTAGCAAAACCTGCGGCAGTAGCGTTGGCGTAGTCGGCTGGCTTGTCAAAAATAACAACACCACCAAGGCCTACAAAATGGGATCCAACTCCCGATTCTAATTTTCCAATTTTAGCCATTTTTTAAGATATTAAAACATTTACATTTACTATTTTTGTGGAATAACCAGTATTAATCGCTCTTCCTGAGTAGACCATCGAATTGTGATTCAGCTTATAACTACAACCATTACTCACCATTGGTGAGTTAAAAATATCCTTAAACTCATTTATAAGCTTTTGCTCTCGTACCGTGTTTGACGCTCCCGTTGTTAAGAGTTTGATGTTAATTATTATAGATATGTTCCCCTCGACTAAAGCTCGCTTGTGCGCTCTGGATATCAATGCTCCATTTTGCACAATCTCGATAAACTCTTTTGGAAGACCACTTGTAGGGATATTCCAATTCGTGTATATCTTCGTCGTAACACCAGCAGCCTCTAATAGAGTCTTTAGTGTGTCGCAGGGTGTTGTGTCTAATTGTACCATTCTATATTTTGCGTCATTTCCTTAACATTGTGAGTAAAACTCGCAGAGATGTCCGGGTATAGCATTGTTATAAAATCTGCTAACTCGGCGCACAGTACATCGAAATAATGAGACCATTCATTCACCTTTGCGTTGTATGGCATTGTAGAAAAGAGAACTATACTTACACCGGTCGCATAATCCAAACTCGGTTCAGACATTGCGCGCTCGAGAAGATTTCTCCCCCAAAACCCATCTCTTGGGATTTCGGCTATTGGGTCAAATAGAAACCTGGTGAGTGTCCCCCCGGAATATACTGCAATACCCGTGCTGTCATGTAAGTTACCTGTGTCTATCGGGATAATAGAGCCATCATACATACGCATAAACTCTCTCAGGCTTATATCGAGATCATTCACGATCTCGTCTCCGATAATCTTATCGTTGCCATGTATGGCTTTTGTTATCACGCCAAGGTTGTATACTGTATACTTACCCATGATTATGATTCATCAGCATCTTTCAACCATAGCGTTGAGCCTGACACGTAGTCTTCTTTTTCAACAATAAAATCAAGTATCGTTGATGTGATAACCCTATTGTTGTGATGAAATACAACAACCCGGTCGTTTACTCTCATACTTACTTCAGTACTGGGTATGTGTGCTTTATAGTCGCCTTTAATAACAAAGTCTTTCAAAGAATTACCACCCGAAGCCGCTGCCTCAAGTGAGCATTTACCATACCATAACCCGTCAAAAAGCTCATAGCCGTCACTATCTGTTTCGCCCACGCTTCGGTATATGGCGCACGTTAATGGGTAGAAAAATTCGTCTGCATCTTCAATAACCGGAACGTAATGAAAAACAATACGCTGCCCTTGAAATTCAAGAACACTGTTATTAAATGTATAGAACGATGTAAATTCCATTTCTATCCCCAAAAATTAGTTGCGTCATAAAAACCATCACTTGAGCGAATAGGGTTTAATCCCCACTTCTCTCTAAGGTTGTTCGATCTTTCAATCCAAGACTCCCGGATAGAGGATGGTATGGATGGCATCCTTTCAGACACGCTGCGTTCTCCAACCTTTTTTGAATAGCTTCCACCTCCACCCATTACAGAGGCGTAAAACCACGCCTCTGATTCGGCAATATCTCGTGTCTGCTCGCTTATCGTGGTAACATCTACACCGGCCTCTATATTGTTATTAAACAATATACGATCAATGGTGCTACTTGGAAGTGTGAGCAGTGGAACAACCTGTAAAAAACTCTCGATAGTCATAGCTGTAATCACAATTCAATAGCCTACTAAGCAATATTACGATTTTGCGTAAGGATGCAGGTAGAACATTAAATGAGGTTTGTCTGGAACAACAAGCGATGTCATTTCGGTATTGAACGACTGAATCTTCTTGATATAATCATAGCCAACAGTCATTAATAATCTACCTCCAAACATACTTGCATACGTGCCACCTTCAAGAGCAATAGGCTCAACTGTGAGTGTTTCACCTAAATTTCCATCAGGAACAAGGACAATAACATTAGCCTCGAAGGAACGTATCTGAGTCCTTTCTAATTCCTTAGTGGTTTTGTTGAATGACTCAACAGCAACTATGCTATCTTGGATAACAAACGGGGCACCAACGAGGTCTCCTAAGATTTCAAACTTGCGTTCAAATGTCAGGTTCCCGGCAAGTGTAGTGGGGGCTGTAGACTCAGGATTCAGGTAATAACCAATAGCGGTTTTTATTTTAGAATGGTTAATAACCTGCTTTGCATACAGCTTGTCGATCTCAAAGTGCATAGCGGATACGCCTTTTCCCTCAAGAGTATCAACCATGTCTTTTAAATCCTGGATTGGATCACAAGAGCTTCCTTCGGTCGAATAAACGCCATTAGATAAGGCAGTCCACCAGCGATCATTGCCAGTCTTTGTTTCTACATTGTCGGTCGGAATGTGAGCTGCGAATACATCCTTAATACCACGTGGGTTGTTTGTGTTTGTTAAAGCAAACTGACCCGTAGACACAATCTGGTGTCTTTGATAAGTCAAGGAATTTGTATGGCCTCCAACCAAGTTATCGGTAGTAACAAAAAGACTACGAAGTGCGGCTTGTTTTGCCCTGTTAGATGTAGCGCCAAAGCGTTGTTCCAAGATAATTTGTTTCCGAATCTTGTCTTCATTGAGGTATTCTACCATCTTCATGCGAGGAATCTTTCCTGTCTGAAGTTGTGCGCCCTCTGTTCCAATCGGGATAGCGGGAGAGTCAATGTCTACATAGGTAGCCATTACATTCATTTTCAGCTCCTTGCGTACTTGCTCATAAGTGAAATCAATAAGCATATCGGAAGCAAAGGGGAACCCTGCCAGATTCAGTTCATTGTATTTCCTTGCGAGAATATCATCAAGGAATCCCTGAAGTGCCCTGTTATCGTTGGCACCAATACCGGCGGATAACAAGTCGTAAAAAGTCTGCGGATAAGTGTTCATCTTTATTCCTCCTCAAATTGAATGTTGGACAATACGGATTTTGCATAGTCAGATATGTACGGTATGCGGCTTGCGAGCACCCTCCCATCATCAACAACAGCACCAGTGGCGGCAGTTGCTCCGACTTCGATTTCAATATCATTCCATAGTAATCCGTTGACCTTGGAAATCATAGTCTTTCCAGAACTAGAGTCGGCAATGACGAGAAAATCGCCTTCCGATGCATCCCCAAAGTCATCAGCAGTAATGGTCAGGTCATAGAAACCTGAAGCATCAATCTGCACAGCGGAAGGGGCGGCAGCTTTTGCGCCAACCCAACCGGTGGCGGGCATAAGCATAAACACGGTATCAGTATTCGGTATGGTGCCAAGAGATCCTGCGGCTACCTTTACGGTAACTTGCGCATCACTTACGTCACCCTGAAGCTCAAAGACTTCAAAAGGAACGAGATTGCCACCCATACCATCGAGATAAACCGGAGTACCAGCAGGATAAATGCGGCCTTCTTCGATATATGCGTCTATAAGGCTTCCACCGGCAGGCTTAACGCCCCTAACCTCAAGCCAAACAGGGGTGTTACCCCCGAAGGTTTGAGTTTTTTTGGCATTTACGTTAAAACTCATTTTGGTAAAATTAAGTTAATAATACAATTCGAGACTATTCTTTTTTAGGTATAAACCCTTCGGCTTCAAGGAACTCTGCGGCCTCTTTTAACGCTTTGTTCTCACCTCCTCCACCACCTCCTTTTGTTTCCACAGGGGTGTATCCCTCTACGTTGCCGATAAGTGACAAGGTGTCATTATAGTCGGCCTCTATTGCTTTCGCAATTTCTTCAGGATCGCTATCCTTTGTGACAGAACGAGTCCCCCTCTCAATAGCTTTTTCGTAAGCCTTTTTCCATCTTTCATCCGGCCTCTTGGATAAGAACTTCGATCGAGCTTCTTTTTTAATTTTCTCGATTGTCTTTTCATCCTCAATGGCCGCAATCTTTCCGAGCAAAGGCTCAAGCTGCTTACTCAAGAGTTCTGTAATCACCTTTGTGGGGTCTTCATCCTTCTGAGTAACATGGGCTGGTGTGGTAGTTGTTTGCTTAATCTTTTCGGAAACTTCCTTGCGTAAGTTACCATTAGCTGTCCTAAAGACAGGCAATGTAGATGTAACGAAAGCGTCAAGTTCTGTTTCTTCGGTGGTCAGGACGGGTATTAGGGACTCTAATATTTCGTCTAAACTACGATCGCTAAGCATTAAATCGTTTTTACCGATTTTCGCCTTGATTTCTTCAATGGCTTGTGTCTTTGTAAATTTCATAGGTTCTCTATATTTAGTGGATCTCACAATAAATTCTCCAAAAATACGAATAATTTTGCTTATTAACAAATATTTTGCTAATTTTGTTAAAAAAATACATAAATATGTTTAAGATAATTAATGATGGCGTAGAAAAACCTAAATTATACCCAAAAATAGAGCGAAGTATACCAACCGTAAAAAAAAGAGGGTGGGTAAAAGTTGACGGTAAAAAACTACGAGACCATAAGGATTTTATACCTCAAACGGGATTTCAGGAAGCACTATGTACGTGTGATGCAGATGTAATATTTAGTGGGGGCGAAGCTTCTAGTGGTAAAACTATATGCATATTAATGGAAGCCATGCGAGGACTTGGGAGGCCAGGATATTCGGCCATAATCCTGAAAAAGGAGCTTGTCGAAACAAAGGCCGGCGGTGGTATTTTAACAGACGCTAAAAGGTTGTATTTAGATATACCCGGGTGCTCATTCACGTCATCCGACTCTCCTACTTTTGATTTTCCCACATGGCAATGTTCTATACAGCTTACTCACTTAAACCTGCAAGGCGAAGGCCAAGAACGGGTGGCTCAGGAGAAAGCAAAAAACAAGCAAGCATCATATATTGCTATTGATGAGCTTACAAACTTTACTTTTAAGATATGGAAATACTGGTTCTCCCGTAACCGCGATAACTCTGGTATGAGACCAAAAATGATATGCACACTTAATGCAAATGGGTGGCATTGGTCTCGTAGGATGTTAGACTGGTATATCGGAGATGATAATTATGTCATTCCAGAGAGAATAGGCGTTAAACGATACTTTGCCATACAAGGAGAGACCGTGGAGGATATTGTCTGGGGTAATACGAAGCAAGAGGTCTTGGATAAAATCAGCATCAAGATGACCAAAAAGATGATAGATGCCGAACTACAACCAGAGGATATGATAAAATCCTTCACGTTTATCCCTGGGAACCTCATGGATAACCGTATACTAACCTACAACACAAAGGGTGGAAATGTGGCAAACCTATTCCAGTTGGGCGAATCTGAGAGAAAAAAGCTTATGTATTCATACTGGGGAGAGTCAGAGGATGCCGAGGCTATGATTACGAAGGCTCAAATCAGAGAGTTATTTAGCAACCCATGGAATGGCGATAATACCATGAGGCTTAGCATAGATATAGGTGATGGTGGGGACGCATCACGTTGCTGGGTATTTAAAGGGAATCAATGCATAAATATAGAATATACATACACATCTGATGCGGTAGAAAAGGCGCAATGGATAAGAAGCCTAATAAACAAGTATAAGGTTAGGAGGGAACATACAGTTGTAGATGCCGGAGGTGGAGGAAACTACATAGACGATTACCTAAAGGGAGTTGTTGGGGTGCTTATGCAATCTTCACCACTTACTGAGTATGACGAGGATGGTAATATATTGAAATTTGAGCAATATGTAAATTTGCGCTCCCAGATGCTTGGTAAGCTATCAGCAATGATTAATGCGCAGGAAATGTCTATCGCAATAGATAAAAACACCGTATTCAAGCACGGAAAGAAGGGGTCAAGGGAGAGCACATTGATAGATATAATTACAGACCAGGCTATAGGCTGTCTTCGTAGAATACAAAAACCAACAGGAAAATATTATTTTAT